CCATAAACAGTCATAGTGTTACCAGAACACCATAAGTACATCCAAATTACGGTTCCATTCCAATTCACGATTGGGTTTCGCATTTCTTCGGCAAGAACTTCCATGAGTTTCAAATCCTCTTGAGAATAACCCATGAACTCTGCCATCCGAATCATTAATTTCAATGATGCGATCATCACATCAGGTGATCTTTTCAGATCATACTTGCTATAATCCCAATCAACCAAGTGATCATCGCAAGCGAGTTCTTCAAGATGGGTCACAACTGTTTCCCACTCAGGTCCAGCACAATTCAAACCAACCATACATTCCGTTGTTACTGGGTGTCGTGAAATGAATTCAGCAATAGGTAAGAAATATTGTCTGCAAACCATTGCAAACAAACATTCAAGGATATAGAAAATCCTCACTTTCTCACTGTCTTCAGCTACAACTTCATCTTTCAAACAAGTCCTCACATAAATACCATAGGACTCTTGATTACGGAATTTGTTGAGCATGAGTTCCAAATGGTCCTCAGCAAGTTTGGTCAACTTGTACCTTTTTCTGCCGTCATCATAGGGATCAATCCTTTCGAAAAGTCCACTTTGTTCCTTTGTCCCTGATGGAATACCGGCAGCAGTATCCATCTTGAATTCGCCCATATAGAGACCAGAAGGGACTCCATTGATAGCCTCATCGATTGTCAATTTCCTACAAAGTTCAGGATGGCGCTCTTTATGAGTTCTCAATTTTGGAAAAATCTGGTTCCAATAGTCATTCACAGCCCATTTCAAAGATTTGGGTGGCACCTCCCAAGAACCTTCAGCTACAAACTTCAAGGCCTTGTTATGATGCACCCATGGCTGCTTCATATCAGGTGCTTTCCATCTGCAAGGTTCATTGCAATGTTTCTCAATACTCTCACTAAGAAGTCCACGTCGCACACGTGATCTGTACTTGGGTAAGTTCAGATCGTGACCTAACACCTCCATGCAAGGATAAGGATCCATTTCACCTTCATTAAACATAATTGTTTTCGGGTGAGGCCCTTTTCCTGGCACAAGGTTGAGACCTAGGCGAGTCGTGCACAGAGTTCCCATTTCAGCTTTGTTGTCTAGGACACTCGGCAATTTCAATAACTGCTGTAGTGCTTCATCATAATCTGAATATAGAATCTCTTGAGCGAAACCCCTCCTGGAAGTCATGTTCAGTGGTCTGCCGGAGAGATGGAAACCAAGGATAGCTCCGTCTCGGCGATCAGCAAGTACAATCGATCCGCAAAAACCTTCTTTTGTGACTCGAGAGACATATCCCAAACCTCTACCATATGAATGGCTACAAGAGGTGACATCGGGTTGATACTCTGCGTTCAAAATTTCACGATTAGGTTTGCCATCTTCCAAATACACAAGTCTGCTCCTGAAAGAGCCTTCACCTGTGTGTCTAGGAAGAAGATAATCAACTTTCCTTGCAATTTGTGGTGCTTTAGTGACATAAAGGAGCACCATATCCTTTTTCCCAATGCGCACCGTATTTTCTGGATACGCACGACATTTGTGCTTAACGCCATTGGTGCACATTTCCAAATCCAAGCTTTCCAACATCTCTTCGCCTTTCACGTCCTTCTTG